GCTTGATGTACTTGCTATTCAAGAAGAACATTGTTCCTGCAGGAGCGTGCACATCATACATGATTGGAGCTGACTTGAACAACAAGTTTTGGAAACCAGCATCTGCTGTCTTTGTGTCAGTGTAGCGCAACTGTGGTTGCAACAAAGACTCATACTTTTCAAACAATGTTTGAGTTGTAAGAATCACGTCAGGATGGTCATTGCCAACTGAAGTGCTGTTGTATGCGGTTGCCATTTGGGCAAGAGTCAAAGCACCAGCAGTGTTTTCCTCATATGAACGCCAGTATTCGTTACCAGCAGTTGCGGAGTTGATACCACCAACAGTGTTACCAGACTCAACCAAGTTGCCAAGACCGTTCCAGTTTTTTCCGCTGTTGCCAGTTCCATCGCCAAAGAACATTTGGTTGAAGCCTTCACGCAGTGACTCTTCAGCCTGCATAATTTTAGCTTCAAGCAAGTCAATGATTGCATGCTCACCGTTGTTCTTGGCTTCTTCAATACCGCTGATAGCGATAGAAGCAGCATACTGCTTCCAATCGTATTCAGCAGCTGTGATGCCTTCTTGTGGTGTCAAGCTCAGAGTTTCGTAACCTGTGTAAGAACCAACAGTGGTGTTCTTGCCGTAAATCAATTGCTCAACGAGCTTTGTACCGCCGGACTCGGTGCGAATGCGACCCTTGTCCATAAGCCAATATGTAAGTGGGCGTGCACTAAACACGTTGTCAGTAAGCTTGTCACGGTAGTTGGCAAGCGTAGTTGAAAGCAGTGCATCAAAATTGGGGTTAGCCATTTGAGTTTCCTCCTAAAATTATAATCAGATACCAAGCTGTCGTTTAGCGACAGAAAAAGCATCTCTTAATGAGTTGATTGGTGCAGTATCGGCGGAAGAACTCTGAGAAGACGACCCGCCAGCTACAATTCCGCTAGTTCGCTTAGCTTGAACAACTTTTTGTTCCTGCTCTGCTTTGCGTTGCTGCATCTCACGTTGCGCCCTATCCTTGCTGTAAAGTCGGTCAAAAGCAATCTGCTTATACACAGCCTCCAAATTGGTGGTGCCTAAAGCAAGTGCTTGTGATACAACTTCATTAGCGTCGAAATCTTCGCCATACTTTTGCTGAAGTCCACTAATATTACGTTCCAAATCGTTTAACGCCTGTTGTTCCTCAAAGGAACGAAGGCGGTTTTCAAGTTGTCGATACTGTTTCTCCATCGGGTCGGCAAACAAATCATCCTCATCATATGAATCGGTTTGTTCAAGACCATAATGGCTTTTCAGTAGTTCAATTGTTGCACTAGGGTCATTGTCCAACGCTTGTTGGATTGCCTGCGCAAACTGAACGTTTTTGCGTTCTTCCGCTAGTTGTTGCGTCTTTCGGGTATAATCCGATTGACGCTGATAACCCGAAACAGCCTCCTTAAGTGGAACTTCCAGTTCTTCTCCATCAACAACAATTTTGACATATTTGTCAGCAAAGCCATCGATATCAATATATTCCGGTTGTGCCTCTTCTTCAAAGACTACTTCTTCTCCACCTTCAACTTGTCCATCAATAATGGGGTCTACAGCTTCTGATTCAAAATTTTCGGTTTCCATAATTCTCCAGAGTCCTAAACGGTTGCTCTATAGTAGTAGTAATTTCGTTACATTGTATTTGGTAAACCACCAGTTTGATTCTCAATCATGGCGAGAACTTGTGGTGGAATAGAACTAGGCATTGGCATACCGCCGGTAGGCGGCATACCTGACATGTCAGGCTCCATAGGCATCTCACCCATTGGAGGCATAGGAGGGGCACCTTGTTGCATTGCAGGGTCAGCGGGTGCACCTTCAGGTTGCATTTGTTGCTGTGGTTGCGCCAAAAATGCTTCAGGCGTTTTAACACCAAAACCAAATTGCAAAACGTGACGAGCTAAAACACTCATATCAACAACACCAGCACCAACAAACGGTGCCATGGCATCAACCATCTGTAAAGCCATTTGACGACGGAAAGATTCGTTAACTGGCTGTGTAGAACCGGCTTCAACCTCGAAGTCAAACTCACCCATAATGTAGTCACGGTCAAAGTTTACCCAAATAGGCATAGCTGAAGAACCAACCACGCGAGCAACATGCTCACCAGTTAAGAACTGCTGTGCTAAACCAATAAGACGTTTGGCTGTTGAAGCAATGGTGCGTTCAACTTCAGCCAACTTATCAGATGTGCGTGCGTTTTGAGCATCTTGCATCATGGCGGCTTCAGTAGCGGTGCGGGCAATCTCCGATGCTCCGCCACGCATAAACTCCGCCACACCGCTGATGCGGTCAATATCGCCCATGATTTGATTGGTTAAAGTATACATTTCAGGTGGGTTAACAATTGCAGGCATGGATTGAACAACCGCACCCAAAGGCTCATCGGAAATAACAGGAACCATGACGTTGTCTTCATCGGATTCAAGTGCATCACGACCCTGGGAATCAAATGCAGATTCCTTATATAGCCACTTGCGTGAGAAACGCTTACGATGATTCATCATCTGTGTACGGGTAGCGTTCAACTCGTATTGCAAAGGCTCAATAGCTTCCAACTCACCCATGGGGTAAAAATGCTCCGGAACATCATAGTTGCGCATCATTACAAAAGGATGACCAAAAGCATACGGCATCTTTGTTGGGCTTACAAGAAAGTTTTCGCCACCATCGCAGAATATAGACATTGTTTGGCGTTTAAGGTCGTAAAACTCCCACACGTCTGTGTATGCGTCCTGCTCGTCGTGAGACTGGCGTGGGCGGTCCTCTTCGCCTGTCCACTTGCTGTAGCGTGAAGCAGCCGCATCGAGGCGTGCTTGGCGGTTGTATCGTTCATCGCTTCGCACGTCCAACAAAGGACGGCGAATGCGTTGTGCAATCCACTTGATATCCTCAACCGAGGTAGCATCAGGGTCCACAAACACATCAAAGGGTGAAACACGCTCCACGAATGGGCGGTCCTCCAAAACAATTAGTTCGGTTTCTAGAGATAAACCTTGTTCGGGGTCTGAAACTTCAGCAAACTCAGAGTTTTCTACTTCTTTAACTTTTTCTTCTTCAACAAAACGATATCCAACCTTTAGCCATGCATGACCAATAATTAGATAGTCGTCTACCGCACGGCGTACTTCTTTTTGACAGTCATAGTGACGCCACCAATAGTTAATAATAGCTTCAGTAACGATAGCTTTGTCCCCATCTTCGGAGCGTCGTGCACCCACGGTAATCTTAGGATGGTTAACCGCAACGCTAGGGGCAATAACGTTAATCGTTGAAAAAGCGGCGTTAACCAAAATTCTGTCTTCATCGGCTAGGTCTGTAAAGTGTTTGCCACGATACAGGTCAATCATTCGTCTCCACAACTTGTCGTATTTTTCTTCTCTACGCCAGTTTCGGGAATGGTCAATTTTGCGTCGGTAAGACGCAAGGAATGTTTTGTTACTTGGACGGGCCATTATTCACCTTCAGGAAATGTTGCGAGATAAGCCTGAGATAGGCGTACCGCTAAGTTAACTAGAGCTGCTACTCCAGATGCAACAGCCAGTTTCCATGCTTCTGCGTCAATCCATGCCGCAGTAACGGGGGCAGAAAAAGCCCCAAAAACAAAAGTAGCTAAAGCTCTTTTTGCTGCTTCAACGTAATTCATGCTACACCTCTCTTGTGGTTGTGACCATCATTCATGTGGTCATCTAGTTTATCGTCTATGCGGTCTACCTTCATAACCAGATGCTCTAGCAAGCCTCTGGATTCTTCATGCTGTGTAGTGTTTTCGCTACGAAGTTTCTGTAATAAAACTACGGCGGGTCCTGTAATAATAGCCACAAGCACAGGAATGAACACAGCTATCCAATTCATTTACATTACACCCAGCTTTTTCCTACAGGTTCGGCTGTGATGCCTTTAGCGGCTGCATCTGCTACAATTTTTTGCTGGCGTTCTTTAATCGTGTCACCATGGAAGTTTTCTTTACCATAAGTAAAACCAATATTTACAGTTTTAAGATGGCATTTAAAACAAATAGAGCCCCGACGTGGCAACATATCACCAACAAATCGAGAATCACACTTATCGCATACAAAAACAGTCATACATTATCTCAAAATCGTTACCTAACGGGCATTAAACTGTCCGATACGGAACTTTTCTTTCTTTTCAGGTTCAATTTGTTGTGCAAACCAGTCCATAGAGAACATAGGAGGAGCTAAATTAGGTGTATACTCCTGAAGCCACACATGCTTTAACATTTGATTAGCAATAGCCAAAGCCATGACACGGTCGTCATGAGGGGACCCATGCATCTTTCCGTTATCTTCACGAACGAACGTTCGCAACTCTGCAATAGTGTGCTCGTCAAACAATAACAACTCACCATCACGCAAAGACTTGGATAGTTCGTCAATGGCCAGCGGCTTGGAAGCCGCAGTGGTACGCCAACCAAGAATTTCTGTAGCCTGAGGAGAGCGGTTAGCAAGTCTACGTTGCCTATAGATATTTTTATAACCCGTACGTTGCAACGCCTTTAGCGTTGTCAAACCATGGTTGTTGTTTTCCACGCCAATCAAACAACCGTTATACCAGTCACCCAAGTCACACAACACATCAGAGCCAAACAAGTCGGGGTCAATGTGTCCATGCCAAACAGCCACCACCTCCTCAGTAGAAGCATTAATAACCTGGGCTACGCTATAGTCGCCGTGTCCCAAACCTTCAGCAACGTCGGCTCCAATACAGTAAACCTCGCCAGCCTCGGGAAACTGCCACACAGCCAAAGGACCTCCATCATCACGAAACTGCCCTTCATATAAATACCCACGGTCAGGCTGGGTAACCTCAATAGCCCTGAGAACCTCCAAGTCAAACACTGGTCTACCTGAACGAATAAATGCCTCATCCGGGTCGCTAGGGTATTCCTGTGCAAGTTGCCAATCAGGAAGCTGAGCTTTTTTTACATCATACCAAGCTTGGTTACGGTCGCCAGCAGACCAAGGAAAAAAAATACCTTTAAAGTCGTTAGTGCCGTTCTGTGACCCAACCCACAGCCTGTGGAAAATATTGCCCTCTCCCTTTGCTGTGCTAAGACAAACAATGCGTCCACCCACGTCGGCAATAGGCTCAATAGAAGCCCACGCCTCCTCAGAGTTAGGCAAGAACGCCATCTCATCAATAAACACACGATACACCGACTCACCACGAGCAGGGTCATTGCCGCTAGGTAATGACTCCAAAGCAGACTCATTACTAAAAACCATCTTTAACTGGTTATCAGATACAAGTGCCGGCCCACGTTGACGCATCCAGTCTGGAAGCATTTTGTATCCATACTTAGACTTTTGAAGTAACTTAGCCGCCTCACGTTCCGTTCGGCTAAGCATAACCTCAAAACGGTCAGCCCAAAAGAAAACCTCCCAAAAAGCAAAAGCCGCAGCCAAAGTAGAAAAGCCAATCTGGCGAGCTTTCAAAACAATACTGTTACGATTGGCAATCCACGCATACACAGTCTCGGTCTGTGCTTCACGCATCTCAAACAAAATACGCCCCCGCTCAGGGTGGCGAATAAACCAATACGTAGAACAAAAATACTCAAAAGCATCCGCCAAGTCAGACTCTGACGCATCCTCGGGTCCACGACACAAACGCCATTCACGTTCGTGTATTAACTCATTTAATTCCAAAATTCATCCTCATTATATTTATGCCCCCGCTTGGGGGTAGCATCACAAAACGGGCAGTCATCCCAAGACTCGGGAAATTCTTCCCCACACTTTAGACACTCCCGCAGTTCCATCACACAACCCGCAAAGACCTAGAATCTTTCTCACGAGCCGCAACAGCCGCAATCAACTCATCCAGCTCCTTATCGGACAACTCAGCCACCTTGCGGTCATTCTTTACCTCAATCGTAGGCGGAGCCATACGATTCGTGGCCTGAAGATACAACTGGGCCGCTTTAGTGTCGCCATCAATAGCTTTGGCATACAACATATCCAACACGCCCTGTGTCCGCTCAGGAGAACCCTGAATGTCATCCACCCGAGACTGCCACTGGTCTCGAAACGCAGGCTTTTTCTCCCAACGACGCAACGTCTTTACATCCACCTCTAGCTCTCGGGCCATAGCGGCCTTGGTGGACGGCTGACGCTCCATAGGAGGCGTACAAAGCCAATCAAGATATTTCTGTTGAGGGGCCGTTAAAACCAATTCTTCTCTCATACCATATAGGCGACTATCGTCACCTGGACGCACATAAATGTGCTTGCAAATTGAGAATGATTCCCAGGTAACGTTTGGGGGGGACTATAGGGGGGGTAACCAAAAAACCGCCTCCCCTAAGGGAGTGCGGTTCCAGTATCGCATGCACATCGGGGCGAGCATGAGCGTAGCCCCGTTTATGCAAAGGAGTTAAAGTGTCAAACGATTATTCATATATTCAACCGTGGACTGAGGTTAGAGTGACGTGGCGGGATGCGTTCGCACCGCATTCCGGCTGGCATGAGGTAGATGAGTATGAGGCGGAAGATGCTACAGCTATCACTACAGGTAAATACTGGGCGGGTTGTGTCGAGCATTATTTCACGACCGCAGGCACAATCTTCAAACATGAAGGAGACACCCCAAAAACCGTTGGGGACATTAATCACATTCCTTTGGGATGGATACTTAAAGTAGAGGTTATATAATGCCAGCATCACCCGACCCACGACTGAAACGAGCCGGCGTCAGCGGATACAACAAACCCAAACGCACACCAAGCCACCCAACCAAATCACACGTTGTAGTAGCCAAGCAAGGTTCCCAAATTAAAACGATTCGCTTCGGACAACAAGGAGTCAGCGGCTCCCCCAAAAAAGCTGGAGAGTCCGCTAGCTATAAGAAACGCAGGGAATCCTTCAAAGCACGCCACGCTGGAAACATCTCAAAAGGCAAAATGTCAGCCGCATACTGGGCCGACAAAGTCAAGTGGTAACACCCTATCCTTAAGGGATAAAATCCATATAACAAAAGGAAATAAAACGGGGCGGGACTCCACACAAAAACAAGCCGCCCCCTTCTAGACCCACGGTCCAGACATCTATCGCAAACACAGCTCCGGCCCTGTGCAGGAAGAGTCCCTTATATACTGGGCGGCACTGGGGGCCTATGTCCCGGGGGTGTACCTGTGCCTGCGCGAACCCCAACAAGCACAAGGTGCGCCTGCGTGTAAAGCCCACAAAACAATAGGTGGAAGGGCGAATAACCCGACTGATACCCAAGCAATTGTGCGAGGGTGTGTATCCATTGCAACTCGGAAGCGTTTCCGAGTTTTAGTAGAAAGCAATACAATGGCAACTATCAAGGCAAGCGGACTACCCGCACGGTCAATCACTCTGCGCAATGCAGACCTACTTGAGAAGAAAGGAGAGCGAAACATTTTTGATGCGTGGATTTTGCGTTATGACGAAATGATGAAGTTGGGTTTGACGCCTAGCAAGTTACACAAGTTGTACGCAAGTGACGATAAGCGTTTGACGGATTATTCTGTCGGTGCCTTTGAGAAGTATCTCAGTGCTATCAAGCGTGCCGTGAAGAAGTATGGCAGTGCCGATAATGCGGTCAAGGCTTATCTCAAAGATACACGCAAAACTTATGTTGAGATTTTCTATTTCATAAAGTGGGCGCCTGAGGGACAGCGTGCTAAGGCAACGAAGCCAGCGCCTAAGGTGATTGAGCGTGAGGCTATGAAGTACAGCGTCAAGGAACTTGAGGCTATGTTGGCGTTCCGTAAGAACGCTATGAAGAAATAATCTCGGAAGCAATTCCGAGTTCATCTTGATGGGTGAGTACACACGGGCTTCGGCTCGTGTGTACAACTCTCAATCAAAGTGGTTGGGTAATAAAACAAAGGAGATGTCGTGGGTGACCTTGACAGAAAAGCACTGCAAATGATTTTGTCGTGTTCAGATAACTTTGAGCATATAGGTGGGCGCTTGTATAAGTTCACCTTTGAGAACTTGCTTGATGTTGTTGTAGTGGCACAGCAAACCTCTAAGGGTTGGCGTGTTGTTTCCGTATCAACCGACATTAGTTAGGTGCAGTACACACGGGCTTCGGCTCGTGTGTACGACACTCAACTAATTCCAGTTGGGTAACTCGGAAGCGTTTCCGAGTCTCTAAAAGGAGAATGTAATAATGGCTATTGACTTTATGGATATTGCTATTCAACAAGAAAAGAAAGCATACCGTGAGTTATGTGATGTATCGTTGCGATACATTAGTGATGAAGACATCATTATGTCTGTGTGTGATAACCAAGAGTTTATGTACACAACTGCCGAGCGTGAGTTGTCTCGCTCTCGTTCCCGTAATCACATCTTGGGTGATGTGCTTGCCTAATTAGTCGGGTGCGTGTCCACGGGTTTCGGCTCGTGGGCACTACTCTCTACTAATCCTTGTAGGGAATTACAGGAAGTAATATAACAATGAAATACAAATGCACTTGTCGTGACTTTGATAACGCAAATGATTTTGCGTTGCATATTATCCAAAACGCTGTTTTGGATTTAGAAAACAATGCTCAAGATGAGGCGGTTCTTATGTTGGAACTTGCTATTCGTGAACTAAGGAAAGGAAAATAATTATGGTTATTCATAAGACGTGGCGTGAAGTACAAGTGATGATTGACAATCTCACGCAGGAACTTCAGGATTGGTATGAGTATTCTGAAGAAGTTGGGTATGAGCCTGATGTAGCGCAAGCAATGCTTGACGCCATTGAGGCTTTGTCTAAGTTCCTACCTAGTAACTAATAATTAGTCGGGTGCGTGTCCATCAGTGCGTTTGTATTGGTGGACACAACTCTCAACTAATAACTGTTGAGAAAACTCGGAATCGGTTCCGAGTTCTAATGAAAGGTGGCTTTATGCCAACTAATACAATCACCGTTCTTGTGAACGGTTTACCTAATGATGATGGCGCGTCTGTGCGTGCTGTTATTGAGCGTGACTTTGAGCGTGTCTTTGATGCGCTTGTTGAGTGGCAACGCTACGAGAATGATGGTGAGTCTTATGATGACTCATTTGATATTCCTGTCTTTGAGGCTATGCGTATGCCACAGCACGAGTACCATAACGATAAAGATGTCTTTCGCCGTATGGCTTGGGAGTCTAATCGCATCTCTAAGCGCAAGGAGGTCAAGTGATGAACCGCCGTATGCGTTTCGTGTTGTGGTCTGTGCCTGTGAAGATGCGTGCTCGCCGTTTGGCTGTGCGTTCGCTTGACAGGTTTGGTGACATAATGAATAATTGGCTTGGTCACGCTATTGACCGTATCAACATTGACAAGTGCCACCGTTATGATAACGCTGTCACTTTTCGTGAGTTCCTGAATGACGACGATATGTTTTCATTTGATGAGGAGGATTACGACTAGTAGTATCGCAAGCACATATCCGTATCTATCATCTATAAACTCGGAAGCAATTCCGAGAAAGGAAATCTAATGTCTAAGCCCGATAACAATATGTTCAGAGTAACCAGCAGAGCACTCGCTAATGATGCTGTGCTTTATTGGCAGGCGGTCAATCACCGCACCAATGAACTTACTTATGTTGACCACGAAGACCTGAATGCTTTTGAGCGTGAAGGTAAGTGGATTATCACGCCTGTTCTTGACTTGAACAAGGTTGATATCAACGGTTTTCTCAGGTAGTGAAACTCGGAAGCGTTTCCGAGTTCCACGAGTTACAACACAAAACAACAAACAGAAGGAGTCATTATGACTGACATCAATATCAACAATACCCCTGACGAACCAGACGAACCCGAGATGGCTGTGTGCCTTTTCTGTTCCGAGGAACACGAAGTATCCGAGATGCACACTTGGCTACTGTCAGGCAATCGTTACAACAATCACGGCGAAACACTTTTGTGCGACTCGTGTAACTATGAGGCGTTCCATTGTCCTCGCTGTGGCAACTTGGCGGACAGTCAGGACGACACCACATATGTTGACCAATCAGACGAGACTGTGTGTAGCAGTTGTATAGACGAGGTTGACTATTGTGACCGTCACGGTTCGCATTACGAACGAGACGGCTGTGAGCGTTGCGACGAAGGTGGCGACTTGATTGAGTCGTACAGTTATCGCCCTATTCCTAACTTCTTCAAGTTTGATGAGGACAATAAACTTCCTAAGGAGTTGCGTACCTTTACTGGCTTTGAGTTAGAAATGGAAGCGTCAGGGTGTGAGCGTTTTGACGGTGCGGAACTGGCAACAGAAATATTTAGTCGCTATTGTTACCTCAAAGAGGACGGCTCGCTAAACAATGGTTTTGAGATGGTTTCACATCCGTTGTCTCACAAGTTTTCTGTCAATCAGTTTCCTTGGGAACGACTGAAAGAACTTGCCGACATTGGTATGCGTTCCGCCAACACTCGTACCTGTGGTTTACATATTCACATCAACCGTAACTTCTTTGGTGGTTCACCAAGCACTATGTATCGGTTTATGTCTATGTTCTACCGCAACAGTGCGCAGTGGAAAATTCTCGCTGGTCGCGAGAACTCCTCATACGCTTCGTGGTCTGAGTATGAACTTGACCGTATGCTTCACTACGCCAAGAACTTTACTCAGAACGCACACAACAACGAGCGTTATGTTGCTATCAACTTACAGAACCGTAACACTTTAGAGTTGCGTTTCTTCAAGGGTACTTTACGCCCCGAGACTTTCATCGGTCGCCTTGAGGGTGTACACGCTGTTGCGCACTATGCGTACGCAACTCGTAACCGTGTCAATATCAAAGCCGCTCACGATTGGGAACGCTTCCGTGAGTGGACTATTACAAATAAATATACAAAGTTTGATGCTTACGCATCAGGGAAAGGAGTCTAATAATGTGTTTATTGACTTTTATGAATGAATACACCACAGCCAATGTTGATGACTTGACTGTCGGTGCCGACAACAACCCCGATGGTTTCGGGTACGCTGTTCACGCTGGCACAAAGATAATCCACAATAGTGGTCTCAACTTTGACAAGGTGCTTGACGAGTTCCTAAGCGTGCGTGCCAAGCATTCGGGTCCTGCGTTGTTTCACTCTCGTATCACCACACACGGTGGTACAAGTGTTGAGAACTGTCACCCTTTCCAAGTTGGCAAAGATGCGCTAACTATTGTTGCCCATAACGGTATGCTTCCTATCAAGGAACGTGACGGCAAGTCCGATACTCGTATCTTTGCTGAGGAGATGCTTCCACAAATGGGTGGCGCATCTATCCTTAACAGCACCAAGCGACGCAAGAAACTAGCCAAGTTTGCGCAAGGTTCTAAACTTGTGTTCCTGTCTGCTAATCACGCCGTCAACGAGGACTACCATATCATCAACGAAAATGACGGTCACTGGCATAACGGTGTGTGGTGGTCTAACAACTCGTACAAGTACACACGCCACGTGTATTCATATAGTGGTTCATCTATGTACTCTACGGGTTGGTCTAAGACTTATGCACCCAAGAAGTATGACTACTCTGAGCCGTTGTATCTGCCTTCTGATTACCAATCCAATCAGTATGTTGAGGACTGTACATATCTTGACGAGGACGGCAACGAGGTGTGGGGTGAGTTGTGGACTTGCGCATTGTGTAAGCACGAGGAGTATTTCCACGAGGACAACATAGACCAAGCCGACCTGTGCCCTATCTGTGATGGCTGTTGGTTCTGTCATAATCCACGCTTGTCGTGTGAATGTTACAGTGCGCAACCCGACTCGTATTCACATCTACATTCTGTTGGCAACTATGACAGCACACTTGACCAACATTTCTAATCAACAATCATCTTTACAATTTCGATATCTAGGAGAACAATTATGACTACACCAAACAAAAACCGTAACGGCTCATACAAGTACGATATGGGTCTTACTTTCAATATTCGTTTCGATATTGCTAGTGACGACGTTGACCTTGCGTCTCACGCCGCTGGTGTTATCCGTGAGCGCATCTCAGAGTTTGTTCAGACAAACCCTGAACTTAACGCAGAGTTTAACGACCAAATCGTGAGTAGCGGTTATCGTGGTTGGCGTGCAATCAATGTGACACACGTGGACACTCCTTTGTATCCCATTGTTGACCACGCATCCGATAAGCCGAGCCGTCCCAATGTTTGGCTTGAAGGTACTTGGTCTTCGTTGCGTGGTCTTGCAGAGTTGTGGGGCAACAAGTTGCGTTTCCTTGACCGTGTAGACTCTAACAATCGTTATCGCCTCTTGGATACTGCCGAGTCAACTCGTCACTACACTATGCCTAGTGTTCCCGACTCTGTGTTGCGAACCATTGTCAACGACTATCGTCAAGAACGTAGCGCCTACAGCAATAACGACATTCATATTGAGCCGTTGCGTGAGCGTATCGTAGCATTCATCGAGGGTCTGTATGAAGACTGTGTTGAGTTGCCTAAGCCTGAGCCCGAGGTTCAGTCCACTGGTAACGGTTCTGAAACTGTTGAAGACATATTGCGCCGAGCCGCCGATGCTACGCCTCGCTGGGCTCGTACCGTAAGTTCACGACCCGAGCCATTCTGATGTCTCAAAACATCAATGAAAACCCTGTCAACGACCTGTCAACGCATAGTAAGGTGTATCCAATGTACAAAGAAATACAAATCAGTCTCCAGTTTGAAGAACTCAGAGCCGTAGTGAAATCACTCAGTATCGGTTGTGACCAACTCTCACGAAAACTAGACAGACTGTCATCATCCAAATACAGCAAAGACACACAAGAAGAGTTGCTTGTGTTGATGCAGGCTAACAACAAAATGCAAGACGCATTAGCCGAAGTGATTGAGGGGTCATTCTAATTAGTAAGACAACACTACTTGCTGTGTGCGTGATTGTGGCGGGGTTTAACTACCCCGCTACACTTGCTTCTAGCAACACATCAACAACATCCACCATAACCACCACAACGACCGTACAGCCCATCTTGCCGACTGTGCCTGTGTCTACTACCACGACACTAGCGCCGAAGCCTTACAAGCCGTATGACGCCGAGTGGTTGGCAACCTTAAAGAAACCTAAAGACTCGTATTGGGATAAAGTAGCGCAATGCGAGACACGACAAAACTGGCAGAACAAAGGACAATGGGCAGGAGGTCTAGGTATATATGTACGCACGTGGAAAAATTTCGGTGGGCACGAATTCGCTAACCACCCGAGTAAAGCGACACGAGAGGAACAGATTATTATCGCTAACAGGATTGCGCTCTACGGTTGGCAAACCCAATCGTATCTCACCTACGAAGACAAGATTAACGACAAACCGTTTTTCCGAAACCCCGTAGGCTTCTACGGCTGGGGATGCATTGCGCAAAACCCCAACCTTAAACCACCAGTACCATCACCACGACAAGCATTAAGGAACAGATGAGCAACGAACATTTAATAGATGCAATCATTCACAACGCACGAGTTGTTATGTATGAATACGGCGACATGCTGGACTCGTACGACAACCATATGGGCGACTATGCAGAACGTCTAGACCACATTGACGCCCTGCATCAATCAATCAGTGAATACATTGAACAATACTGCAAGGAGAAAGTATGACTAAACATAGATGGTATTGCCCCAAATGTGGCAATGCGTTCATTACCGAAGTAGAGTTGACGACTCCGCCAACCTGCTACGGTCACTCGGGTAAAGTATATCAGATGGTGTTGACAGGGGCTCCCAAGTGAACCTGTTGACAGGCGTTTGCTATAGTCCCGACCACGGGGGAGGGGGACTACAGGGGGTGGGGGCACCAGACCCGAGTGCCTTCACCCAAAGGGGTGAGGCACCCCGTACAGGAACTCGCAAGCACAGGAAAGGAGACCTATGACTGCCAGCCCCGAAGGCTGTGGCGTACAGGAACATGACACTATGTGCCTGTGTGATGTCATCATACGCAAAGCAACAGAGGTGCGGGTCACAATCCCGTACGGTATGACAAACGGCGAAGCGATAGCGCACTACGGCAAATGGGATGGTTCACTGCTTCACTGGTTTGAACTATCCGACAAGGCGTGGGCAGCAATCAAGGCTGTGCGTGCGAGCCGTGTAGAGTCGTATGATAACCAACAGAGGGACGGCAAGTTCAAACGGACACTGCCCCCCGATGTGTATGCGTATCTCGTGCGAGGAATAACACACGGCAAACAGCCGACACAGTTACGCCAAGAAATCATAGACATCTTTGATTACACCATCAACAAATCTTACGTAACAAAACTAAGACAACGCCTACAGGCGAGAGGAGAAATATGAGAATAGCAGAAGACGGAAAAGTGTGGGTACGCCAATCATGGCTAAATGACGTCATGATATGCCCCGAGCGTTCACGCTTGGGTGTGGTCATGCCCGAATGGCGTTCAGGTTCTGACGCCACACACATTGGCACAGCAGTACACAGAGGCATCGAGGAACACCTAGGAGGCGGTAGCAACTGCGGTGTGGTAGCACTGGAAGAACTGGAACGACTGATACAGGAAGAACCTTTCCGTATCAACTCCACCAACGGTGTAGAACACATGCGGGAATATGTCAGCATCTTGATGGACACATTCTACCGTGACATCGCACCCCACGTAGAAATCGGAGGACAAGTTGAACAGAAGTTCGGCGTCAAACTATACGACCTACCCGAAGACACATCAGTACCATTCGATTGTCAGCCTGCCGTGTGGCTCGGAGGAACAATCGACTATATCGAACCTAACGGAACTATTTGGGACTGGAAAACAGCCGCTCGCAAATACTCCCAAGGAGAGAAGCAACGTCAATCCATCCAAGCATCAGCGTATGTACTGGCGTGCGTAGAAAACGGTTGGACAACACAGTTCCCTGTGCGGTTCAACTACGGTGTTATGACACGCACCACCAAATCTGTAGGACAAATTGTGCCTGTGGTACGAACCGAGCAACACGTTGACTGGTTCAAACATCAGGTACAATCTGTAGTGCAGTCATGCATGTCCCTCGGTTTAGATAACCAATGGATAGCAAACGACCAACATGGACTCTGCTCAGAGAAGTGGTGCCCATACTGGTCAATCTGTAAGGGGTCACGACTCAGTGACATCGACAACAACCTTTTGGAGGTTAACAATGGATAAGGACCGTTCAATCATCACACAGGTCGCCGCAAAAATTGCGAGCGAACTTACAGTGAACGGCAGTGACATCGCAACATTCGCAGACAACTTTGATGCTGTCACCGAACTCTTGATGAACGCAATCTACAAGGGGGCACCCGCACCCACCGACGAGCAGTTACTCACAGCCGCTTTCCCATCCGCAACCAGCGAATCGGGAACAGTGCGAGTAAAGAACGACCAGCAAGGACCACTCCCATCATGGTTGATTTCTGCCTGTCAGCGTGACGGCATCACCGAGGTGTACGACAATCGTGCAGACCTTGCCGCAAACCCAAAGCGTCCATGGTTTAAAGCCGTGAACGACAAAGAAAAAGCATACTGGCCACCTAAGGGAGCTTAATGAGATTAACGCTTGACCAAATTCAAGCGGGATGGAACGAGGTAGAGGTCGGCACGGAAGTGCCGGCCTCATCCCTTTCTCCGAACCGTGAATACAAACACTATGTGCCACTCACAGAAGCCGCACAATCATTCGTAAGGTGGGCACAGTCTCCCGAAGACCGTGTGTACCTAGGCATAGAACCCATCGACAACGAGATGCGGGGAATAGCGCCTGGCGAACTATCAATGATGCTTGGCTACTCACACGGTGGTAAAACACTCGTGCTTCTCCACGCCCTAAGAAACAACCGAGACAAAAAGATTGCGTTGTTTATTCCAGACGAACCAAAAACATTGGTTCTCACTAAACTAACCTGTATGCATCACAACATTGATGCTCGCATGTTGGAACAGCGTGTAGCACAAGACGACAAAGAAGCCATCGACCTGTTGCGACAAACAGCAGAAGAAGACTTCAGCAACCTAGCAGTATTTGACCAGCCCCTTGTGCCTGCGGATATGGAACGAGCATACAACGAGGTATGCGACGTGTGGGGCGACAAGCCCGACCTTGTAGTCGTAGACTACTTGGAACTCGTAGAAGCAGGAGAGATGGTCCCCGAAAAGGCGGGCTACCTAAAAGGCTTCGGACGCAGACACGACGTACCCATGTTAGTGCTTCACCAAACATCACGTTCCAGTGGTGCAGACGGACGCAAACTAACAATGTCATCAGGAGCATACGGTGGTGAACAACAAGCTACCAGCATCATCGGCGTACGACGCAAGAAGTACGAGATAGCATCCGAGATACAAGACCTACGAGAACGGCTAGACCGCAACCACAACGAGAAATCACAAGAACGACTAGAGTCTTTAATCTACGACCAACGCATCCACGAATACACCGTGACGCTGAGTTTGTTGAAAAACAAACGACCAGCAGGCATGCTTGTAGACGACGTAGACTTTGAGTTAGACATCAAGACAGGAAGACTATGGGAACTGAAAGACGGCGAACTGCCCGACCAGTACCTTAGGAGAGAATCATGGTCACAAGCAGAATTGCTTTAACCTCAGCAATGGTTGACCAGTTCGTCACCCTATTCAGGGGTCGTGCAGATGTGTACGGCTCATGGAATGGAGGATGCGTACGTAAAGCATTGTCACCCGACAAGTTCCTCGGACACCTACAAGGCGACGAACTTATCGGCGTGTACCCACTTCTACCGTACAAATCAAACTGGTACTGCGTGTGGGGATGTTCCGACATTGACGTAGACGACCTAGATGCGGCACGCAACCTAGAGATGGCATTCACAGCCAAGGGAATTAAGTCTTGGGTTGAGAAAACACGCAAAGGATATCACGTGTGGGTTTTCGCAGACTCGCTAGTGTCAGGCGCAACAATGCGCCGAGCATTCTTAGCCGCCCATCAAGCAGTCAACTATCCAGCCAAAGAAGTCAACCCTAAACAGGAAACACCAGGCACAGGGTTCGGCAACTACGTGCGCCTACCATACCCGACCGCTATACAAGGTTTGTACAACGCCGAGAGGGTGGTGCTAGACGACAACGACCAGCCAATGTCCCTAGAGAAGTTCCTAAACGATGCAATACATTCTAGAGCAACAAGAGAACAACTAGAATCAATCGCATCACTATGGGTTCCACCCCGCCGTGTGCACGTGGCACAGATGGAAGCAACAACAGACGTACGTCAAGCACTGAAAAGAGTTGGTGCCATCCCGTACGTCATTTGGCGTGACGGTCCGATAGAGGGCAACGACAGGTCGTCAGCACTGTTCAGGCTGGCGTGTAAACTTAGAGACTGCGAAGCATCCCCACAGGATGCATACACCATTCTCAAATCAGCAGACGAACGTTGGGGTAAGTTCCACCTTCGCCCCGACGGCGACCAAGAACTAGCAAAAATGATTGAACGTTCCTACAATATATTCTTTGGAGAAAGCAATGAGCAACAAAAGTAAAAACCGACTCGCAGAAGAGTTGGATGCATTCCGTGACGTAGCATACGCTTTCGCCACAGCCTGCGAAGCAGACGGATTCGGCAGTGTTAAATCCGTAGACCTACGATACATATCATCAGCTATGGTGATGTATAAAAAGATACTAAGAAAGTATGGAGATGACTAGGAAGTATAAACAAACATTCAACTTCCGACCCAAGGTTAAACAACGACCACGACTCGGGCGTAGGGGCAGGGTGTTCACACCCGCCCAAACACTAGAGTTTGAACGCCAAGTAGCCGAAGCATACGAGGGGTTTTGCGCAGACAAGCCAGTGTCTCTGACGATATCGTTATACAAAGATAAGTTTACGGTGACAGTTACAGAGTGTGATACTATAGAGCCAAGCCCTTTACGTGGGGATATAGATAACTACGTAAAGTCAATTCTCGATGGGCTAAACGGTGTCGCATACACAGATGACCGTTTGGTGTACAAACTACAGGTAACCAAAAAATGAGCGGTAGCGTAAAAAGACGACGTCCACGTCGTAAAGTAAACATTAAAACACCACGACCATCATACACGTCGTCCAACCCCCGACCCGTAAAGATTTCCTACATGGAAGGCTTTGGCCCTAACGGTAAGTTAGATGCCTAAGAATTCCGACTGGGACATCCCGGCATCCAAATTCAATTTTAAAAAGGACCTAGACTATGGACATCAAGGAGAAGCACTTGTCAAATCATTTCTTGACTCACTATCTGACGGAGCGTTTGAAGTTAAAACGGACCGTTACCGCAATGGGCGCATGGCGGTGGAAGTGGAACAGAATGCGTTCCGCAAGACAGACGAAGAAGGTAATCAGGTATGGAAACCGTCAGGCATCAATGTCACCAAAGCAAAATGGTGGGTTTACGTTTACACGTTGGACGGAGAATCCGGGGCATTCATCACTGTATCGGTTAAAAGACTTAAGAAGTACATCAAGAAAAACAAAAAGAATCTAAAGATGATGGACTTCGCAAGGCGTTCAAACAATCCAGCTAAAGGCTGGATTATAGAACCCGAGCAAGTCATGGACATGATGTATAATCAAGCATATGACGAATGAGTTCAAACCCATAAGGTCAACAGCAGACCGGGCACCCGACAGCGATATCGAAGCATTGATGATAGCAAAACCTTTCGAGGAGCCAGCACAATCCAATGAAGACCTGATGGTGTTACGAGAGGCGGTAGCTCGTCTAGTAGACGAACTAGAACCACGAGACCTGTGGATAATCAACGCCTGTATCAGCGAAGGAAAGTCGCTACAGAAAATCGCCAACGAAATTGGCATAACCAAAACACACGTATGGAGGCTCAGGAATGCAGCCTTTGAAAAACTGAGGAGCGTCATGGCAACAGACACAACAATCCGCAAATCAATCCGACTTGCAGACACATGGGAACAATCAGCAATGCAATGGGTCATGCACCTAGCAAGCATCAAAGACGAACGGTGCAAACGCACCGACGTCGACCTGATGCGAGACTACATTGACGCCCTAGAATCACAGTTCGCAATCACAACAGTAGAAGGCACACAGCGCACATACGAATCAATGGCATGCATGGCAATCCATGAGATGCGCCTACGTGAAACATGGGACACAGGACACATGATATCCACACTGTGCAAAAAGCAACACGACTACGGGCATGGCAACATCCTCAAGTTCGGAGTGTACGGTATAACCGTACGCCTCAGCGACAAAGTAGAACGCCTAGCAAACCTCACAAAAAAAGGAAACACGGCTCAGAACGAGTCAACAGATGATACACTATTAGACATCGTAGGCTACAGCGTAATAGCGTTAATGCTTATGGATGAAACCTTTACGTTAGAACTAGGAGACGACTATGGAACTGACACCGGACACAACTGAAGAACAAACCCAACCTGAGGAAACCCACGAGGTTGACCTTTTTTGGTTGGTGGCAAACATTTTTGCAATCATTGCGCTAATTGAAGAAAAGTTCGGACCAACAGCTGTTGAACAAGTAGTTATGGTTGCAACAGCAATTGAAAACTCAATGCGTGCGGAGGCCGAAAAAACTGAATGACCAAAACACAGTTCACGGTTGCGTTTCACAATCCAATTAACGCCCGAGAGCTGTACGAAATCCTAGCAAAACATTACGGCAAAGAAAACGTAGAACAAGGACTAGGCATGTTCGTTAATGGTTTAACAGAAGACTGGATAGTGATAGCAAATGACCGAAGACCCTGAATGGATTAAAAACCTAATACCTCCTGAAGACGTAGCAGAAATAACATCCAAAGCAGAACGCATAGTAGAATCCCACGGAACATTCTACGAGATGACAGTAATGATGTCACAAGAAGACATGACCGAAGCTGTGCGTGCGATGTATGGAATGCAACTAGCAGACCATGAATCATGGATGATAGGTGTAGGAATCCTAATGTCTCTTATGGGAACTATGGATGATGCATTAAAAAAAGACGGTATAGATATTTGGGAAGAATAAATACCAGCGACACAGGCCACCCTTCGGGGTGGCTTTTGTCGTTTACCGAGCTTCGTCAGCCTTACCTCGAACCCCCGCAACACGTTTAACCTCGTCAAGTCGCTTATACAGCTCGGCCTCTCTAGAGCCCTCTGAGACGGTCGTAAACGGCACACCGAAGAGACTGCGTACTGCTTGCGCACTAAATCCACCATCCGAAGGAGCCAAACGCTCTGCGCGACCCAAAGGTGGAATAAGGTTCATCAAAGTTGAATAAGCCTTTTCGGTAGTGACCGGGTTGCCGTTAGAGTCGTACTCTACTTGACCAATAGCCTGAAGTAAAGGAAGGAACGGAAGCATCATCCCATCAACTTTGCGATACGTATCAGGGAACTTGCGGTCCCGGAACGTATCCGTATTGGTCAACCATTCAATTGGTGCTTTGATACCAGGGTTGATGTTTCCAATGAAACTTTTCGGATTAGCAAATCCTTGAATCTGTTCATCGACACGAGAAAACGGCAAGTCAACACTGAGGAAGTTGCCACCGCCAAGACTGATAGCACCCAAGTCTCGAAGATACCCAGGCACAACTTCGTTGTCGGCGTTTTCATCCTGCATGTTCTTACTAAACTTATCCCACATCAAATAAGGCTTAGGGTTAGTCCAGCGTGTGATTACCTGCAACGGAAGGTTGCGGCTCATCCACACCCAAAACGGCATGATGTCACGCATGACCTCATCAATCGCCGTCTTCTTGTTGTAGTCAACCAAGAAACGACCGGTACGGTTAAACGCTGTAACCTCATCCATGCCTTTAACAGCAGAGTCATACGCCAAAATAAAACGACTAGAACCTTCTAAAGTATTACCAAAACCTCTCGAAGCTTCAAGAAAAGCATTAGAAGTAATCCTATTGCCTTCACGCATAAAACCCTCAAGAGCGTCAGCAGTGCGTCCACCACCCAAACCATTCATAACACGCCAAGCAATACGAGCAAACTCCTGCTGGTCACTAGGAATAGAAGAAATAATATCATCAATATTTCTACCAGACTTAATACCAGACTGTAACTGCTTCCAAACTGCAAAACCACGAGTCATATTAACAGGGTCTGTGCCTGCGGCAAACAACGAAAACACGTTGCTAATACTGTTACGCACATGGAAGCCAGGGCTCAACGTGGCGTAGCCACGGAAGAAGCCCGTATATCCACGCATAAACTTGGCAAGGTCATTCACAACACCTGGCGTACCCAAAGTTGACATACGATTCAACAACTCCAACGCCTCTGTATTACCCATCAAACCCGGGAAACCCTTACTCAAGTCGGCACCCGTATCTTCATCAATAATACGCTTACCACCAGGAGACATAGCATCATACAAGCCACTAGCTTTGGCCGCCTTTTCCCACTCCTCAGCAAAAGGTTGAACAATGCGTGAAGCCCACACAGGCTCACTAGCATCCATCAAAGCTTCAACAGCATCAAAGTTGCGATACGAATTCCAAATATACTCAGACTCTGCACTTGCTACATTAGCCCATGCTTTAGCAATAGGGTCATCAGGGTTTTTAGACAATTCTTCAAACACAGACTTGTTGACATCCATCCACTCACGATAAGCCTGTATAGCCCTATCTGCTCTAGCCGCAGAAACACGACCCTTCTTGCCCGACAAACGCATTATAATATTTCTAGCTTCTTCGCTCGGCATGGCGGTAATCATATTTACCATACGAGCCTGCTCATTTAAATCATCAATCAAAGCCTTAGTGTCATTAACCTTGGCCCAATATCCGTCGGTACCACCAAAAGTTTTTTCAAGCTTATTAATAGTCTTTTTATCCTGCCTACGGAGTTCATCAACCACAGAACGCACATCGTCAAGCATTTTCTGTTGCGCTTTCAAAGCTGCTTCAGCATCCTTAATCACACCAGGATTCTTCTTCTTCCACTCTTCAACAGATTCAATAGCCGCATTATACGCCTCAAGACGACGTCCAACGGCACCCTCCTTTTGACGTATGGCGTAATCCAACTGTGCCTGCGTACGGGTGTTAGCAACAGCCTGTCTAGCTTCTGCTTTGATACGGTTAATCTCATTACGCTTCTTGGTTACAGTCTGCTTAGCTGCTTTTCTATCTATTAACTCAGCAAGTTCACGCTCAGCGGTATCAAGTTTTCTTTTGTATGCTTCACGAACGTTAGCAGAAGCCTTGCGGGCTTCAGCACCAGTAAGAGGCTGCACAAACGGACCAGTAGGTTCGTTTTGCGCACGCACAACATCGGCAAACTCAACAATAGACTCGGGAGTATCAAACGCCTGTTCCCCCATGGGAGTAAACGTACCATCCTCGGCTGTTCTGCCAACAGGAACGCCAAGCCTTTCCTCGGTGGCTTGTTCAATTTCACGAGCCTGACGCATTGCGCTCTCACGAACGTTAATAACTTCTTCACCAAGTTTTTCGGCTTCAGCAATACGCCTATCTACGGTGTATTGCATTTCAAGCTCTCTTGCACGCAGGCCATCCAAATCGTTGCGCATGCTTTCAAAAACTTCATTAGTTAAGCTGTTTTGTAAACGTTCACCTTCGTCAATAAACTTTTTAGACGGGTTTGCTTGCCATGCATTATTTAAATGACCACGACGCAACTCAGCAGTTGCGGCATCAACGGTTTGCTCAGGAGAACTAGCTTTCATTGCGCTAATATTCTGACGCCACCTAGACATTCCTTCAGGACCAAGAACCGCAGGAATAACTTCACCAGTTTGAGTAACGGTAGTTCCATCTGTTAAGATTTTAACTTTAGCTAAAGCAGAAGACAATACCCCATCATCCCATGATGCGGCATCATTTCTAATTTCATCAATATAATCTTCAAGACCTTTTATTTCGCGCTGTGTAATTTCTTTTAACGCTAAAGAATTTTTTAGACGTTCTTGTTCCAGTTCTAGTTGTTTTTTAATTCTAGCATTTTGGCGCACCTCGGAAGCACGACGCCCCATGAACTCGCCTGGTTTTTCATTAAGCATGCGACCATCTACGATGTCGCCTGAATTGATTCTACTTGTAGCATCTTCAATCCAGTTTTCAACATAAGCAATTTCTTCATTAAGTGCAGTAACTCTATTTTGAAGAAGATTAACCCTAGAAAGACTAACAGCCTCTTCTTTCTTTAACCCATCCAACAAACCACGCACGTAGGAATTGCGCACGTTTGCTTCAATCCTGGTAGCCGTAGGTGAACCGGAAGACAGATATTGACTTCTGAACAAAGCAGTAGTTTCTGCTCTGCTAAAAACAAGCCGCTCACCGTTGGGCATAAGAACATAACGCTTTACACGTGCAGGTCCACCCTGTGCCCCGGTTTCCATGGCTTCAGATATTACAAAACCATCAATAAACTCATCAAGATTATAATCCGCAAGCACATCAAGGGCTTTGTGCATTTCCAGGTCGGCAGTAGCTTGAACATACTCGGCGTTTCCTTTAAGCTCTGCGTATTCTTGATTTATTTCAGACATTCTACGAACAGAAATATCTTTTCTAGACCTGGTAATGATTTCTTTTTCCCCAGCAGTCAATGCGGGGGTTTCGTCAAACTTCTTTAAAGTTTTTTCTATGTCTAAATCCAGTTTCTTTTTTTCTACTTTTAGTTTCTTAAGTTTTTCTTTAGAAGTTGTAGACAAAGGTTTTGGTCTTGTTTCAATAATAGCAATCTGTTCTTCAACGGTAGAAAGCCTATCCGACAAATCATTAGCAATTTTAGAAAGTTGATTACGTGCCTTAAGTTTTTTGAAAGTTCTTTCTTCAAGTTCACGTAAACGTTTTGGCGCTTGCTGAACAGTTACCAACCTACGCTTCGCATCACTAAGCTCAGCAAGAGCAGCCTTCTTCTGTTGATTCAAAAAAGTTTTTTCCGTAGCGGTTTTTAGTTGGCTATCAATAGATTTTATTTTAGCTTCTGCCGCTTTAACCTCAAGACTAATAGTTTCAATATCCTTGACAGCGTTAGTAACACGAGCAATATCCTCATCAATCTGTTGTGCTCGTGCAGACACCCCAGCCGCCTCCAGCTGTGCCTCCGTTACCAGTCTTCCTTGCCTGTCATGAGCATTTACGGCTTCCCTTAAACGCTTAGCAGAACCATCCATGAGATGTGCATACCATGTAGCTGTTCTTTGTTCTGCAGATGGGTCATCAAGCCATTTGCCGATATTCAAGTCGGGAGACGTCATGGTTTTTATCTGTTGATGAATTTTTTGAAAGTTTTTAACCTCACGCTGAAGCTTTGCAATACCAATATTAGGGGTACGACGTCCGCCAATTTCAGACTCACCAATAATAGATTCAAACCATTGCTTAATTGCTTGAGGAGTTGCTTCCTCCGAAAACGGAGATACGGTGGAACGTGAAGTTCCACCTCTCTGTTGACGAATTGCCGTAAGCTTCCTATCAGCTGCTTCCATACTGTATCGCTCGTTAGGATACGTAGTCCTAAACCATGGTTCAATGTTTTCACGGTAATAAACCTGGCGTGCTTTAGTCCTATCGTTAGGTAGCTTTAAAGGATTGCCGTTTACATCCACACGCACAGAACCGTCAGGATTTAACTGTGGACCAGGAGAAACCGTGCTTTTACCCTTCAGTGCTCTCACACGCCCAATAATTAAATCCCTAGGGTCAGTGGTCCATGCCATCTGTGTACCGATAGCTTCACGCAAAATGGCACGCTGTGACTCGGTAAGAGAATTCAAACTAGAAATAAATGCACCATTAGGAGACATTGTGCCAGCACGCAAAGCGTTAGAAACCTCAACATCCAATATCTTCATGATAGCTTCCGCACGTCTAAACGATTCAATTTTAGACTCAACACGTGAAAGATGTTTAGACCCGACAACATTAAGAATGTTTCTAACCATACGTTCCGTTGGTGCTTGATTAAACCCCGCAAGAATACTAGATACAGCATTGTATCGACCGTGAACTTCAGACACAACAGTGTACTGCATTAAAGAATTGGCAAACTTGGCCTGTGCCTGCTCCAAACCATCAAACCCCTCGGGTCGCACAAGTCCTCCACCACCGGAAATTTCCCTAATAGCATCAGCAATTTCTGTTTCTTTGTCACCAATAGAAAAAGTACCTGAACGGATAACACCCTTGCGTGTTATTTGTTCACGGTCTTTCTTGATAAAAGCATATTCGGTTTCTGCTTCTGCACGCAGCTTAGCTTTCTTTATACGGTCAGTTTCACGGAAGTAACCAACCCTTTCAAGTTGTGCGTAAAGAACATCATCATATTCGGAAGTTGAAGCAAGGTTTCTGGACTGTTGCCAAGCCGCTTCAATGCGGCGATTCAGCCCCACAATACGTGAATCAGATTCCTTAACACCCGATTCAAGAAGTTGCTTCACCTCAAGCTCAAGCATGGGACCATCTGTTGCGCCATAGTTGTCGGCAACATATTCACGGCGAAGTCGCTGAATTCTCTTAGATTCTTCGACCAGTCCATTGTAGCGGTCAACCATACCCTTAAGTTCCATGCCTGTGTATGCTCTTTCAGAAACACCGGAACCAAAAGAATATGCAGGCTGGTCCAAAATGCCAGACTTAGTTCTAACCATATTATCAATAGTATCCAAGAACTCACCAATGGTTAAATCCTTAGCCATTGGTGGAGGAACGGGACTCATCTCGTGCGCTTTATATACGTAAGCGTCCTCATTCATTAACCCACGAACTCTGTCAACATCCAAACTTTGTAGTCTAACAGAATCATCAAAAGGAGATTTAATCTCTACTATTGCAATATTGTCACTTCCAAAAAAATCACGCAAAATAGGGTACTTCTTAAAAAATGGTTCAATAGTTTCAGGCGTTAAAACAACATCAAGAGCCGCAGGATTCTCCTGAACAACACGACGCATGTTCTTAAAGAAATCTTCATCCTGAAGTTTACTTAAACTAGACAAATCATCAATCGCATCCACAACACGGGCATAAGACTCTTTTACTTGGTCTTCAAAAATTTTGTTAGCAGTAATACGTTCACCCCGTGCTATCTCAACAGACCTCTTAGAGTTATAAGCCATTGCATTGTCAAGCGCTTCCAATGCACTCTCCAGCTCTGTGCGAAGCAAAGAAATAGCCTCAGGAGCTTGAGCACCATAAAGTTTAGCATCCATACCCAAAGCATAAAAAGCTGCCATGCGAAGCTCGTTAGGGTCAACCTTGGAATCAAAAGCACGCTGAACAATTTCCTCAAAATCAGACTTATTCATCTTGGCAATAGAGTCTTTAATTTCGGCAGGCGAAGCAGAAGTTAAACGGCTATAAGCACTGTTTGCTTCGTTCATCCAACTACGAAGATACGTTTGAGCATCTCCAGCAGTACCACCAACAACACCCTGAACAATATCAAACACTCTATCAGCGCCGGTGCTAGGGGAAAGCAATGCTCCAAGGTCAAGCATCTGACCTTCGCTTAATCTAGAAACATCACCAGCGACAGCACCCTCTAAAGCGTCATTCAAAATCTCACCATACTGAATAGTGTTCTGCATAGTTGTGCGTGCGGCATCAACCTCGGTCTTAATGCGCTCCATTTCCTTTAAAAGGTCATCAGCAACCTTCTGCAAATCGGCACCTTGCTTACCCGAACGAGCCAAATCCAAATCAAGTTTAGCAGCATTAACAGAAGCCTCAACACGAGACAACAAAGAAACCATACTCTCCGACAACATGGGAACATCAGACTCGGCAACACCATCAGGAATAATAATCTTACCACCACGAGACAACTTCAAACCAAGCATCCCAACAAACTTCTTTTTTAAATCACCCATCTGGTCAACAACCTGCTGAAGGCTAGCATCAGTCAAATCAATACCCGCATTTAAGACATCGTCAGCTGTGCGTGCGATACCCTCAAAAGCATCAAGCTCCCTTAAAGACTGTTCAGCTTCTTTCATTTGCTTAGCAATGTTTAGTTTAGATTCTTTAATAGCCCCATCAAGTGAACGCAAAGCCTCAGCAGTGGTCTTTGCGGAACGAGCCAAATCGTTATCTATGGTTCCCGCACGCCTCTTTAACGCAGACACAAGCTCCTCGTCAACAAACTGTCCATCAACTTTAATATCCTGCACACGCTTCCAAAAACCTGTTTCAACAAGATGTTTATGTTTCGCCAAAACACCCATCTCTTTGGCGTACTCATCAATATAGCGTGTCAAGACTTTAGTAATGTCAGTCTCGAAAAAGTCCCCACCAAATCCAGCGTCACGAGCAATCTTGTTCAACTTGGTTGTGCTCGCCAAATCATCTTCTGTCAATACCTTACCGAAGAAGTTATCTTCAGGTTCAAGCATACGAGCCTTAAAGTTGCGCCCACCAGCTAGCGGGTCACGATTAAAAATAGCACGCAACTGAGAACCAAAAGGATGAGTGGGGTCAGACAAAAGATTTAAACCACGGTCAGTAACCACCCGGGGAAAATAGTTTTGACGAAAACGAGCAGTTGGGTCAATAGTTTCGTCAACAGCTTTTAAACCCTGAAATACATTATCTTCAAACTCGGAAAAAATATTCTTATAAATGTTAGCGGCACGTTGCAGCTCGGGGGATGCAGCCGCAAAAGCGGCGTCATCCTCCAACAGGTCAGTCAAAGAATTCTTATACCCATCAAGACCGTTACCTTTTTCACGTTCAAACAAATCAACCAAACGAGAACGCTGTTCTTGCAAAACACGGCCAGCCTCAATACGCTGAACAGGGTCAGCATTAAAAAAACTAACAAGAGCAGTGGCGGTATCGTCACTCAATTGACCTGCACGCAACGCACGACGTGCTTCAATAAAATCACCAGGCAAAGTAACCTTGCTAACAGCTTGACCAAGTTTACTATCAGTTGCAATAATGCGCAACTTAGCCATTCCTCTTTCGCTCATATATCCAACCGCACCCGAACCAGGCAAACGTAAGCCTTGGTCGAACTGTCCTACTTTAATACGCTTACCCAAGAAATGCAAACCATAACGGTTTGCACCAACAGCTTCCAAAAGCTCAGGAGTCATGCCGTCAGCTGTACGACCAAAACGTTGCACACGGTTAACCAAAGCAGCGTCGTTAGTAATCTTGCCAACAGCGTTAGCCAAATCCATACGACCAGCATAGCCAGCAAACTTACCAACACCAAAAGTAGCGTAAGTTAACGGGTCAAGAAGAACGTCACCAGCAAAACCAATAGCCCTGTCCAGCCAAATACTTCCAGTATTGGGATTGAATGCTTTACCGAAACCATATTCAACATCTTTAACGTTTTCATAAAAATTAGAAAAAGAAGCTCTTGTTTCAGGGTTGTTATCTGTAGCCTTATTGAACTCATCCAAAACACCGACAGTACCACGACCAACCATGCCGACAACATTCAAAGCATTAAAACCAGCTTTAGCTATAGGGTTACCAAGAACGGTACCCATAAGCCCTTTGGTGCTTTGGTTACCGCCCCCCTTGGCGATTGTATTCAGACGCTCTTGAAGTGTGGGATTACCTATTGCAAGGTCATTAGCGGCTCGACCCAACTGCACAGAAGCACGAGAAGGCGCAGGCACACGGGGTGTGCTAGTGCCCCCAATAGGAGGTGCCGCTGGTTTGGATGCCATCATCCTCGCCAGCGCATAACGAGAGTCTGTATACGGATTAACCATACTTAATAAAGGATTCGTTACCTATTTTGAGACAGGAAACCCATGACCCCTTTAAGCTGGTCATCCAGTGGGGTAATCCCTCGTTTTTGAATCTCACCCAAATAAGCCTTAATATACTTTTCGGTTTGGTACTTATCCAACTTCATTTGGTCTTCAACTTGTTTAGCTTTACTAGAGGCAGTTTCGTATGCTTTTTTCTTCGCATCTTGGCCTTTTATGATTTTTCCAGTACCACCAACAGCTTCTTCAATGGTTTTAGTTTGACCACCTTTGACCTTATTTACCAAATCTTCCCCAAAACGAGACAAATCCTTTTCTATAGCTTCTGTAATGTTTCGAGGGTCATAAAACGCGCGCTTCTTAGGGGCTTGTGTCCCCCTCCACGTGTATACAGAACCCTCATCATCAACCTTACTCATATCAATATTGCGTTCCTTAGCAAGTCTTCGACCTTCAGGGTCGTCACGCAAATACCTCAAAAGGTCCTCGGTGGTAAACTCTTTATCATACAAAGGAGCAACAGCTTTACGCTTTGACTCAGAATCTTCAGACAACCTTTTAAGTTCTTGCGAATTAGCGATTTGACGACCCATAAAAGACTGAAGATAAGAATTCAAAACCGGTTTATTGGGAAGATTTTCCTCACTGTAAATATCTATAGGGTCATTAAGACCGGCTTTTTGCCAGTTTGTTTTTTTCCCTTCATCCCCACCTTTGGACTCTTTATATAATTCCTTAGCTAAACCTTCCAAAGAATAAGAATCAAAACCATCTGTCTGATTATTGTTAATTAAGCCTTTAACAAAAGTTGAAAGCTCAAACTCATCAGCGCCAGTATTGATTTGATTAAGAATTTGACTAACAGCAGGATATGTTTCAGCGTTAGAATATTTAGCAGTTAAAGGACCAGTACCCCCCGCATTACCCATTGCCGCCAACGGGTTATACTGCCCCGAAAGATAAACCAACTCTGGACTCATCATGTTGTTTAAAGTCGTAGAAACATTCTTATTTCCTTGAAGCGCTACAAGAAAAAGATTTAAAAGCTCCTCATCCATTAGAACAACCTTCCACCACGAGGACGACCACCCTTAGCAATAGCTTGCATCAACATAGACATCAATTCATTTTGCTGACCCATTGCTTGTCTTCCAATTTGTGAACCCCAACCCATTTGATTAGCACCCAACTGTGACTGCAAATTAGCACGATTAGTTTCAACATCAGCAAGAGCACCAGTCTGATTAGCACCATAAATACCCTTAAGAGTATCCATAACACCCTGTGTAGAGTTGGCTGCTCCAGCGTTCTGTGTGTTTACTGTGTTAGCGTACTGCTGTAAAGGGTCTGCAGAAACTCCTTGAGATTGCAACAAAGCAGCCAAACCTGGCTGAACAGCTGTTTGCTGAGCAGTCATACCCTCAAACGGGTTTGTCTGCCCCTGTAAGAATGTCTTAAGCTGGTCCATGGAAGTGTTCACAGTTCCCTGTGCCTGCTGACCCATAGTGTTCAACTGTGCAGTTAAATCATCAAAAGGTTTTTTATATCCTCCGCCCGTCAAAAGACTTTGCAACATTTGCGTGTATCTGTCCATAGGGGAAGTACCACCTTTACCGCCTTTGCCACCCTTTCGGGTGGTAGACTGAGGATAATCTTTATTAACATCCGCAACAGCTTGATTTTTAAGGCGGCTAACCGAATCGGCAGCTGCCCGTTCTTTTTGTTGATAACCCACAATATCGGGGATAATAGGCTGTTGACCAACAACCCTGGTGCTTCTATTAGAATTTCTACTTCTAGACATAATTAACCTCCTAAAAACGGTTTAAACATTTGTAACGTAGCAGCCGCAGATGAAATCTGCCGTTGCTTATCAGCTTCCAAATCAGCCATATCTGTATCATACTGCGACCTCAATCGACCCTCCTCCAAAGTCCATTGCGACTGCGCATCATCCATCTCTCTTTGAGCACCAGCAATATCATCAAAATTCTTTGTAGCCATCTCGGTCATACCCTTAGCAAAAACACCCGACTGAACATTAGGGCCAGCT